ACTCAACGCCCGCCGCAACCTGCGGGCCGAGCGACTGGCCGACCACATCGCCGAGACGGTGGCCGCATGGCCGCCGCTCACTGCCGCGCAACGCGACAAGCTCGCCCTGCTGTTGAGGGGTGAGTCCGCTTGAGCGCAAAAGAAATCCGCCCCGGTGTGGCTCCCGAGGCGGACTCAAAGACGTTTGGCGGCGTCACTTCACAGTGTACCCGCGATGTCGCCGCCCGCGCGGCTCGACACGACTACGCGCTGCGAGTCGTCAGTCAACGGGCCGACGGCATCCTCGTGACGCAGTTCTACACGAACCTGCCCGCGGCCGAGCGCAAGGTGACCCGGACCCGCGACCGAGGGCTGAGCGCCGATCTCTCCCTCGTGCGAATCACGCCAGTCCCCTGGGCGACCCTTGCAGACGTCGGGGGTGAGCTATGAGCGCCGCGCGCACTCGACTGCTCGAGGCCCTGACGACGGCCGGCTGCAAGATCGCCAACGGGGGCACCGCCTCGACCTGCCCGGCTCACGAGGACCACGCGCCGAGTCTGTCCATTGGGGCGCGACGCGACCGCGACGGGGTGCTCATCCGCTGCCATGCCGGCTGTGATACTGCCGACGTGCTCGCCGCCCTCGGGATGACCGAGGCGGACCTGTTCGACGCGCCGAAGGCGACGACCTCGCGGCCGCAAGTCGTGGCCACGTATCCCTATGTCGACGAGGCGGGAACGGTCCTGTTCGAGAAGGTCCGCATGCAGCCGAAGGACTTTCGGCAGCGGCGGCGCGAGGCGGGCGGCTGGGTGTGGAACCTGACCGGCGTCCGGCGTGTGCTGTACCGGCTGCCCGAGGTCCTGGCCGCGATCAATGCTGGCTCGCCCGTGTTCGTCTGCGAGGGCGAGAAGGACGCCGACGCCCTGGCCCGTGCCGGGCTGACCGCTACGACGTGGACCGAGGGCGCGTGGAAGCCGGGTCAGACAGCCAAGTGGCGCAGCGAGTACACCGACACGCTCAAGGGCGCCGACGTGGCCATCGTGCGCGACCGGGACGAGGCCGGCCGGCACACCGCCTCGACCATCGCCGGACTGCTCACGGGCACCGCGCGATCCGTCGCCGTGATCGAACCGGCCGAGGGCAAGGACGTCTCGGACCACCTCGAGGCTGGCAAGGGGCCGCTGGACCTCGTGGCGGCCGACCTGACCGCCGAGGCCGCTGCAGAGGTCGCGCCGCTCGCTTCCGACGGTTCCGACGCTTCCGAGGGTTCCGACGGTTCAGAGGGACCCCCCTTGCATCGGGGAATCAAACTGTCGGAAGACCATCGGGAGGATGGCGCCGCCCTGCTCGACGAGGTGCGCGACTGGCTAGGCCGTCACATCACCGTCATTGACCCGACCGACCTCGACGTGCTGACGCTGTGGGCCGCTCACACGCACCTGTCGACCGCGCTCTACACGACGCCGCGGCTGCAGATCGACTCCCCGGTGCCCGAGTCCGGCAAGACGACCGTTCTGGAACACCTCGAGCGGCTGTGCTTCAAGGCGTCTCAGGCGTCCTCGATCAGCTCGAGTGCACTGCTGGCCCGGATCGTGTCCGTCGAGCCTCGCACCCTGCTGCTGGACGAGGTGGATAGGACGCTGGACCCCAAGAAGGAGGGTGTGGGCGACCTGTACGCGATCCTGAATGGCGGCTACAAGGTCGGGGCCAAGCGCCCGACGCTCATGCCCACGAAGGGCGGCAAGTGGGAGGTCGACGAGCTGTCGACGTTCGCCCCCGTCGCGCTGGCCGGCAACCAGCCGAACCTGCCCGACGACACCCGCTCTCGCATCATCCGCGTCCTGCTCTATCCCGACTGGACCGGCCGCGCCGAGGAGTCCGACTGGGAGAACGACGAGGTGCACGTGAGCACCCTGGGCGCCCGTCTGGCACGGTGGGCACGGCACGTCCGCGAGGACGTGAGGGCTCGCCCGCAGATGCCACCGGGCTGCACCGGCCGGTTCCGGGAGAAGTGGCAGCCGCTGGCACGCGTCGCTCAGGCTGCTGGCCCTGGCTGGGTCGCCGTCGTCATGGATCGCGCCGCCCGTGACGTTGCCGACGTGGCAGCGGACCGGGATGCCGGGCTCGCAGCGGAGAAGCCGGGCGTGCTGCTGCTACGCCACATCACCCAACTGTGGCCGGCAGGGGAGACGTTCTGGGGCACCCGCGACCTCGTGAACACCCTCATCCTCGAGCACCCCGAGGCGTGGGGAGCGGAGTCGCCCTATGGCAAGGCGCTGACCGTGCAGCGCATGGGCCGGATGCTCGCCACGAATTACGGCATCCGGTCCACGCAGGAGGACACGGCCGACAAGAACAGCACCCGCGGCTACCGACGAGACATGTTCGTAGGCGCCGCACATGCGCTCACATCGCGCTCCGACGGTCTGCCCGAAGGTTCACCCGACCCCCTCCCCGAACCGCCGGAACGTCCGGAACTGTCGGAACCGTCGGAACGCTGCTGCCCCGCCTGCGGGGGCGCGCTCAAGCCGGGCCGCGAGCTGTGCGGCCCCTGCGGACACGCCGCCCTCATGTGCGAGCGGATCGCCAAAGCCGAGGCCGCCTCATGACCCGCCCCCACGAGCTCCGCCACCGCCCCGGCTGTGACGGACCAATGAAACCCCCAAACCGAGTCGGTGGCTGGCGCATCGCCCGCTGTGCCGGCTGTGGCGCGACCGAGGTACGGCGCGCCGACGACACCAAGGAGCAGACCCGATGAGCAGACTTCCCGACCCCTGGCCCTCACTTATGGCGCGGCTCAAGAAGATCGAGGACCAACTACGCCGCATGCAGAACTCGTCCGCGTTCTTCGGGACCGGCGTGCACCCCAACGGGGAGCAAGGCCTCGACAGCGACAACTACGTGCAAGGCGTGAGCGGCTTCACCCTCAACGGTGGCACCGGAAACGCCGAGTTCAACGACATCATCCTGCGCGACCTGCCCAACAGCATGCTGGCCAACCCCGTCGTGCCGGGCGTCGTCAACGTCGCCGGCTCCAACTTCCCCGTGACCACGACCTTTACCGAGGTCGCCGGGATGAACGTGACCGTGCCAGACGACTGCACCCGCCTGCTGGCCACCGCCTCGGGCTGGGCGTTCGCTCGCAACCCCAACACGAGCGGGGGAGCCGACACGACCGGCACTGACGCGCTGTGGTGCTTTGTCCGTGTCGCCGGGATCGACTCGCAGACCTACGGCCACGGCATCAGCGGCTCAGGCGGCTACACCACCGCCACCGCGGGCGTGTCCGTGCTCGCCTCCAACCTCACCCCGGGCGCAACCGTCCGCGTCGCGGTCTACGCGGGCGCCTCGTTCCAGACCCTGCCCACCGACACCCAGAACCGAGCCAGCGTCAGCGCAACGCTGCAGTGGCTCCGATGAGAGGACCGCTCATGGACTTCCCGATGCCCACCCTGCCCGAGGACTACAACCCCGCCCCCGAAGGCGCCTACGGACTCGAGGACGGGCTGCCCGACCCCCAGCCTGCCGACCCTCAGCCGGAGGCGACCGAGCAGCCATGAGGAACACCCACGCTCGACGCCGCTGCAAGCACTGCCACCGCATCCGACGCGGCAACCGACCCACCTGCAAGGCGTGCATTGCCCGCCTCACCGAACCTCAGGAGACCACCGCATGAGCACCGCAACCCACACCATCAGCGACGCAGCCGCACTCATCCTCGCCAAGACCGCAGGCGACGCCGCATCCGTCGACGAGGTGATCATGCAGCTCGTTGACGAACCGCGAGCCATGGCCACCGTGCTCCAGCAAGTCGTCGGGCTCGCCGCAGACGTCCTGCAGCGCGAGGCAAGCGACGGACGAGAGGACGGGATCACCTACCTCGTGGCGCTGCTCGGTCACGTCACCCGAGAGGGATAGGGCGTCGTGAAAAGAGAAGGCAAGCCCATGGTCCAGATCGCCGGTAGTCGTCCACACACATATGCGGATTTACACCCAAGGAGCGCACCGTGAGCACGCACTCTGAGGCCGTCGAGGAGGCCGTTTCTGCCTCGCAGTTGGACCGCTCCCCGCGCTATGCCCCCCTGATTGGGCTGTGCCGTGTCTTGGCCGCTCAGATGGACGCGGCCGGCATGGAGCCGAGCACACGGCTGACCGCGGCCTACCTCTCCGCGCTCAAAGACCTGAACCGGGCGATCAACGCGACCCCGGCTCAGACGGGCCCGAACAAGCTCGAGGCGATGAGGGCGCTACGGATGCAGCCGCCACCGTCCAAGAAGTCTGGGAGGAGCGCATGAGTGAGGAGGAGACCCTGGCCGCGATCCTCGAGGAACTGCGGCAGGTTCGGGCACTGCTGGAGTCTCTGATCGGCCTCACCGTGCTGAACGGCTAGCGGCGTGTCGGTTGGCGTACCGGTGCCCCGTACCGGTATCCTGTGAGTGTTCGATCACCGCGACGCCAAGTGTCCGGCCAAGTCCACGAGGAGCCTTCGGGCCAAGTGGACGAGGAGCCCAGCACGAGGAGCCGAGCGGGTGGCAACGCCAAGGAGCTCGACGGAGCACCAGGCCGAGGACCGCAGACCGACCACCGCACACGGCACGTTGTAGGCCATCGCCCCTCGTTGGGCGCCCGTCTCCGGCCAGCGGTCACCCCCCATCACTACGTGCGTTGCTGCCGTTCGGTGGCACGCGGAATCGAGCACCAATCATGAACCTGAAAGAGAAGCGCGCCGCCGCTCTGAAGACGGCACAGAACCTGCTTGACGAGGCCCGGCATGCACGCCGAGAGCTCACCAGCGACGAGCAGGCCACCATCGAAGGCATCTTCGCTGAGATCAAGGGCATCGACAGCCAGCTCGAGGCGGCCGCCAAGTCGACCGCACTCCTCGACCGCCTCGCCGGCTTCGAGGTCGACCCGGCGTATGACCCGTACAGCGGGACGCCGACCGGCTCCAAGTCCGCCCTGGCCGGCTCCAAGTGGGCCAAGGCCGTGACGAGCACCCTCGCCCGCACCGCCTCCGGGATGGGCGTCAAGGCGCTGCTGAACGGCGAGATTGCGGTTCCCCCGGCCGTGGAGATCGTGCCGCTGCCCGAGACGCCGCGTCGCCTGCTCGACCTCGTGCAGCGCGAGCCGATGGACTCGAACACGTACCAGTACCTCCGGCAGGTGGTCCGCACCAACAACGCCGCGGTGGTCCCGGACAACGCTCTCAAGCCGACGTCGATCTACACGTTCGACGAGATCGAGGACCGCGCCCGCGTCGTGGCTCACCTCAGTGAGCCGTTCCCGCTGCGCTACCTGACCGACTACGCCTCCATGGCGCAGGTGCTCGACACCGAGATGCGCGAGGGCGTGCTTCAGGAGGTCGAGCGCCAGCTCCTCAGCGGAGACGGTGTGGGCGAGAACTTCACCGGCCTCCTGCAGTTGACCGGCGTCACGGACGTGCCGTTCACGACCGACATCCTGACCACGGTGCGCACCGCGCGGACCGTCCTCGAGAACAAGGGCGAGACGCCCACGGGATGGGTGCTGAACCCGACCGACGCGGCCACCCTCGAGCTCACCCGCGAGGGTGGCGCTACCGGCGCCTTCCTCATGGCGGGCGGCGCCTGGGACGTCATCTTCGGCGAGGGCGTCACCCGGACCACCTCGACCGCTGTCCCGCAGGGCACCGCGCTCCTGGCCGACTGGCGCCTCGTCAAGCTGGGCGTCCGCGAGACGGAGCACACCCTTGCAGCCACGCAGGCCGGCGACCTGTTCAGCAAGAACCAGGTCATGCTGCGCTCTGAGGGCCGCTACGCACCGAAGTTCTACCGGCCGCAGGCTGTCGCGGTGGTGCACCTGACTGCCGCGTGAGCGGCCCGGGCGTCAACGTCACCGAGGTCAGCCGGCCAGTTCTCTTGAGGTTCACGCCGCGCTCGGAACGATGACAGGCGAGGATCGGGTACACCTTTCTAGCTCGACCTGAGACCCTGCCAGCGCCCACACTGAGAGCGGCCCCCCTCGCCACGGATGAGGGGGGCCGCTCTGCTGTCATGAGCTTCAGGCGGTCGCCTTCCAACCGAGCCGGTCGAGCGCGTCGTCGTCGCTGGGCAGGTTGACCGACGCGAGCAGCCGGCGCACGTCTTCGCGAGTGGTGCGGGGGACTGCAACCGCGCTGATGGCGACGATCTGCTGTCCGTCGAGGTGGCCCTGGAAGTAGTCGCCGGGGGCGTCGTCGTGGATGCGGTGGGCGAGCCGGGAGATCGCCGCGCCGAGGTTGCTCAGGTTCCACGCAAGCGTGCCGCGCGGGTCGACGAGGAAGGCGGGCTTGCTGTCAATGAAGTGGATGAGGTGCATTTCGGTTCCTTTGGGTGAGGCCGTCCCTTTTGGGCGGCATGGGGAAACCATGGCGCTTGTGGTCCCGGTTGTCAAGAGGTACCCTTTCAACTGTGACCACCGCGACTATCTACCTCAGGCAGTCTGAGGACAAGACCGGCGAGGCTGCAGCCGTGTCCCGACAACTAGCCGAGTGCCGCGAGTTCTGCGCCGCCAAGGGCTGGACCGTCCGCGAGGTGTTCGAGGACAACGACCGCAGCGCAACGACCGGCAAGGCCCGCCCAGCGTTCGAGGCACTGTTGGCGAGCAAGCCCCAGCGCATCGTCGTGTGGCACGTCGACCGCCTCGTGCGGGTCACTCGCGACCTTGAGCGCGTCATCGACCTAGGGGTGAACGTGCACGCCGTCAAGAGTGGCCATATCGACCTGAGCAACCCTGCCGGGCGAGCTGTGGCGCGCACGGTCACGGCGTGGTCGACCTACGAGGGGGAGCAGAAGGCGCTACGGCAGAAGTCCGCCAATCGACAGCGGGCGCAGAATGGCCGCGTGCTCTGGACTCGCCGCCCCTTCGGATTCGACCGCGACGGCTCGACCGTGCACGTCGTCAAGAGCGAGGCCGCAGAGATCCGCAAGGCCGCTCGTCAGGTGCTCAAAGGCTCGACGCTCGCCGCCATCGTGGCGGACTGGAACGCCCGCGGCCTCACGACCACGACAGGCAGGCCCTGGACTGTCACGACGCTGCGCCGCGTGCTCCTGAGTCCGAGAATGACCGGCCGGGCCGTGTCGGTCGGAGTGGACTACGGCAAGCAACTGCCCGCGATCCTCGACGACGACACCGCCGACCGGCTCAAGGCGACACTGACCGACCCGCGCCGCCGCCTCGCCCCATCGACCACGACGAAGTACCTCCTGAGCGGCCTTGCACTGTGCGGGCGCGAGGGGTGCCACAACGCGCCGATGTTCGCCACGAGCAACGCCCAAGGGCTCATGATCTACCGCTGTAGGACGTGCTACGGGGGTCGCAGCCTGCGCCGCGTCGACGAGGTGGTGCGAGGCGTCGTCGTGGGCGTGCTGAGCCGTCCTGACGCCGCAGACTTGTTCGGCGCGCCCGTCGACGTCAACGCGCTGCGCGAGGAAGTCGTGACGCTTCGGGACCGCCGCGACGGGCTGGCTGAGCTGCTGGCTGAGGGCATCATGACGCGCGAGGCCGTCCGCGATTCGGCACGCCGGCTGACGGATCAGATAACCGACCTCGAGCGACAGATCGACGCCGCCAACGGCGCCTCACCAGTGGCGCGCGTGCTGGCGGCCGACGACGTGGCCGCAGCATTCGACGGGCTCTCGCTGCTGGATCAGCGCGAGGTGATCCGCACCCTCATGACTGTGCGAATTCTGCCGGTTGGCAAGGGTGCTCGGTTCCGACCCGAGCACGTCGAGACGATCCCGAGGGGGAGAGCATGAGGCCAGAGGTGGGGCGAACGGAGGGCGTCGCCGCCTGGGCAGCGGGTGCGCCGTACTGCACCGTGGTGTGCTCGAGGGGGCACCGTAAACGCCTCGTCGAGCGCATTAAGTGGGCCGGACCTAACGGCCGAGGGATGCACCTCTACACGGCCGGCGCCCGAGTCAATGACCCGACCGAGCTCGACCCCGGCACGTCCGCCGAGGACGTCCCGGGCAACTATGAGACGAAGTGGCGGCTGCGCTGCTCGTGTGGGCTGAACGTCGCGCTCTCTAACGCGCTGCTCGACACGGTGGCAGAGGGATTGATCCGCTCTGGTGTGTCGCGGATCGATCTTTCCGACCTTGCTGCTATGGTGAGCAAGCACCGATAAGGGGCGAGGCGCTGGCAAGAGGGCGCCATATAAGGAATCTCTTGCAGTACGGCTCCTGAGCAGGGGGCGAGAATCACCCTGCATTGGAGCCGTTTCCATGTCATGGACCACGGAACGCGCGAGAGTCGCTTCCCTCTCTCGCTCCCGCCAACCTGACGACCCAGACCTACTCAACGCCCGCCGCAACCTGCGGGCCGAGCGACTGGCCGACCACATCGCCGAGACGGTGGCCGCATGGCCGCCGCTCACTGCCGCGCAACGCGACAAGCTCGCCCTGCTGTTGAGGGGTGAGTCC